CGCTACCATCATGGCGAACGTGATATCACAGGATAACCACCTCAGACGTAGACACGCTTTACTTAGATACGAACACGACAAGTTGAAACAGTTGGCTCTTGATACAGGATTAATCAAACGTAACGGAAGACCTTGTGGTGAATGTAAATCAACTAACACTGAAACAGAAGGGCAGGCACATTACGTTGAAGGTGGGTATGCTCAGGCTTGGTCAAGACAATGTTTTGACTGTGGACACTGTGAAGTCGGAGGTGACAGATTTTGACAATAATGATATACACAAAGAAAGAGATAAGATATCACGAAGAGTATGGAGAATCAGTAACGAACAATCGTTTCTTGTTCACTGAGAAGGATGCTATATGTGAGCAAGTGGCTGAACTAATTAGGGATAGGTTACACGCCCAACATCCCAGCGAATGGAATCGTTCTGGTTATGATTACTTAGTTGAACCTACTTACGCAAAGGCTTGCATGTGGATGAACATCCTTGTTAGTGAAGATATGAAGAGACTGTTAAATGTCTTTGACTCAAAAGATGGTATTCTTTGGGTTGAACTACCTAGTAAGCCTAAGAAATGGATTAACTACGTGGATGAGAATGGAAAAAAGAGAACAATCTGCAAGGACATTAGTTACATGGAGGATACTGAGTTCGGGGGCAAAGAACAACAAGATGCTCATGAAGAACTGCCTCACTGGGAAGTAGTAATAGATAACCTACCAACCATACTCAAGGAATCGAAACTTAGAACTGTCGATTTACACTTTCGATGGGATGACACTAACTACTATGGGGGCTACATTCACGACATACATATCATCAGTAACGGACTTACGATAAGTGATTTCAATACTGATAAATTCAAGGCCGTCAACAAAACAGCCTACACTTATCAAACGGAAAAGTGGATGAAGGAACAGGAAGAATACTATGCCTCTGAACAATACAAGAAGGACAGACAAGAAGAAGCAGAACGCATGGCTGAACTTCAAACTGCTATGCTTGAAGGAGGCTACACTTCTTACGCTGACAATGGCGATGGCACTTACTCCATGTGGAGATGACTGAATGATGAAATACTTTCCAAGAGGTGACAAGCATTACCTCAAAGATAACATCAACCATCTGGTTGTACGCAAGGAACTCTTCAAGCGTTTCAAATCTAAAGGATGGACTACACGCACGACAGATGATGTCGAGTGGATTAGTACAGACGAAGGCTCGCAGGCAGATGAGTTCGTCAAGCAGATGTACCAAGCATCGATAGACTACCCGCATCTATGTGAGTCCACATATATTGCTCAAGAGTTTGCACATGCTATTGATGCCGTCGCACTCAAGGCACGGCAGACAGGAACTATCATCAAATCAGAATCAGACACACTGGAGGTTCTGACAACTCTAGGCTACGAAGTACGAGAGACTAGCCCGAACTGTTTCGAGTTGATGATGAGTGATGATGATTTCAAAACGGTGACTGAAAAGTTTCGGTTATAAAAGACCAATAAAGAAGAGAGGTTGAGAAAATGAATGATGAATATACATTAAAGATAAGAATAGAAACAGATGAATGGATATACGAAGAATACACGGAGGCTTGAAAATGAGGAAGACGAATTGGGATATAGTAAATGCAATCCAAAGAAGTGCTAAAGTTACAAGTGATGATACTTGGGAAACATTACTTGAAGTAGACCCTTTGTACATATCAGATAAAGACTTAGTAGAACAAATTGCTGAAAAAAGAAGGCAGTTAACTTGGTATGAAATGTTCAGAAAATGGTTAGGTACACCTACAAATATGGATGATAAGGATTGGTATGCATTTCGTGATGATTCCATAGAAAATAACCGACTACAATTAAAGAAAATGCAAAAAGAATATCAAAGCAAAATAAAGGAGGCTTGAAAATGAATAAACTAGAAGAGAAAAGATTAGAGAGACAATTGAGAAACGGAGACGGAAAAAGAATGGTAGCATGGAACGCCTACTTGGTGGATGACATCGGCGTTATCTGGTGCATGGTGCATGAAGATGATGCAGGGTACAAACCAATGACAGGTAAAGGCTTACTGTCTTCGCCGTGGTATCTCGCATACAAATCCAGTTACACCGACGAAGATGGAAAGGTGGACTACAAGTCTATGTTTGAAGCAGCCGAGGAACTCGTTGACAAGTACAACTGGGATAACGGTTACACGAAGAAGGAAGTTGGCGAAGTGGTAGCGTCATCAATCAGAGCATCGAACTTGAAAGTATGAATAAAAAGGAGGAAAAGAATATGAAAGAAACAATGAAGAATATGAATGAAGAACAAAAGCAAGAAATCCGTGAGTGGTTGATTCGTGGGGAGGGCCACAGTGTCGCACCCATGAACTACTACACGGACATGGGATTACCGGCATCGTTCCTTGAACCAATGGTCAAGCGAACTTGGTCGAACTTTGTACAAGTACCCAAAGGCATCACCAAGATTGGTGAAGATGAAGTAAGCGGTCAACCTATCGGTTGGGCTGCTGACAAAGAGCGATGGGTTTTCTTGCTCACACCAGAGCAACAAGAGGACAATTACATCGACGTTAGATGGAGTACAAACATCACATCCAGTCGCATCAAACAAATATGGGTTGACGCTGATGAGAGAAGTGAACACTTAGAAAACAAACTCGACGAGCATGACGAGGATTACATCAACTATCTTAAGAAAGAATACGACGTGCATCCTGACGCCAAGTATTGGTCTTACAAATACAATAAAGAATATTACAATTACAAAATCGAATTCAAAGTACCAATCGTACCCAAAGTCAATTGGAAAAATGAACACGCCGTAGACGATGTTGAAGAGGGGCAAGGTCACTTCCTTGTCAAGTACGATGGCACGAAGCGCACTGATTTCATCCATGCAAACAAGGCTGCTTGGCATCACAAGAATGCATCGAAGAAACCTATCACCAAGAAGGCAGCAACCGAGTGGGTTCGTGAAAAACTGGATGAAGAACCAAGCATCTCTACCATAATTGGTAGGCTCGACATTGATTTCAAAATCGACGGTAAGCGAAGACCAATCAAGGACATCGCTCAAGACTACTGGCAACAAGACCGAGACGAAATCGAATACCACAAAAAATCTATAGAACGCATTACTGCGACTTGTCCAGACATTATCGATTTCCTCAAGAGTACAAAGAACGTACCTATCGGTTGGATTCACGAACGGTTCCATCCGATGGGCTTCAGGGATGTCATGTGGAACAACAACTTCATGATGCCGTGGGTCGATGGTATTGGTTCTACTAGAGTCATCAAAGCACTAGCAGATTCACTTGGCGTTGACCTCACTGAGCATCAAACACTTGGTCGTGGTTCAACGGCCAGAGCATACGGCAAAGCCGTACTCAAATACCTTGAGGAAGAATGTGACTTCGCACAATTATGTAAAGCATGAGGAGGAATAAATATGGTAATACAAGTAGGAGATAAAATAAAACCGGAAGACGATAGAGAACGCAAGGCGATGACTGACGATGAGGTAGGTCTCATCACAAGATTCAACTGGGCGTTGAAGATAGGCGACAGTGGTAGTAGTGGAGAGAAACAATTAGTAAAGTTAATTCGCACTATAATTGAATCAGGAATGACCACTGCTGCGATTGGAAGATTCGACCCCAACTATGCTCGACGAGTTTGGAACTTGTTAGACAACAAGGAGTTACTCAACGCTCTCGCCAGAGAATACTGGTGGGGAGAAGGCCACATAGATTTGGAGAACGGTGAGATACTGTTGTCAAAGAAATGCTACGGTCTATCGGGGTCATACGAAGGTGATGAAGAATGAGTTTTGAGACAGCGAAAAATGGAAAGATGATTTACTTGATGATGGTACACTCTGGATTCTTAGAGGGTGAACTAACCGAAGAGGAAACTCAAATGGTATTGAAAGCGTTAGAAGGTGAAACAAATGAGTAACATAAGAATGAGTAAAGAGCAAAAGAACGAACGAAAATTGAACGATGTAATACGTTTTCAAAAAATATTGAGAACTAGCGTATATCAACTGTTCATGCAAACTAAGAACAAGAAAGGGTGTGTATGGGACACTATGGACGAATATCATGAATACGTCGCAAGTAACTACATCGGGCCAGACCAATACAAACCGACCCGAGGCCGGTCACATGGGAACACATTCCAACTCAAAGCCGATTCGATAATAAGGAATTGGAGAGCGGGTAAGTCAGAAGGCAACGAGGAAAGATACTCCGACGAATTCATAACCGAGTTTATGATGAAGTGGGTTCAACAATACGTCGCCGTCATGTCATCTGTTGAAAGGATGAAAGGTATTAGGGAAGGAATCAGAAGTGTATTCTTGAATCAAGACTTGCTTAAAACACACGGCAGGTTTTGTTTGACTTGGAATACCTACCAAGACCCATACCACCATGAGAATATAGTCTTGCGTAAGTCTGCTGGCAAGTCTAAAAGTTCATTGTGGTTTCCAACACTACCGGATAATCTGGTTAGCAAACTGGAATCGTGGTGCATACTGAAATTGGACGACAAAATCAACGCCAGTGTAAGACGGTCAAAGGAAGATGCTAACATTCGCAGCATCGGCTACTCTGTCAACAACATAATCAAAAACATGGATTGGATTGATGGTCATCAAACCCAAATCTCTAACATAGCAACCACATACGAAAAGGTTGAGGCAGTTGGTGACGCTCTAATCAAGTGGCTTGACACCATGCCAAGCATTGAAGGAGCGGGGGAATACAACGGTATCATTCGTGTTGACAATCTGAAGCAAGTGATTCAAAGTAGTAGACCTAGCACCAAAGTTGAATCTCTGAACAAGTGTATCGCAACATGTGAGCAAAGCATCGTCGGTGCTAAGAAGTCAATTCAACAGTGCCTTAACCGGCTCGACATGACAATCGAACAGTGGCATACAACTGCCAAGGACAGGAGTAACCTCTTGACAACGATAGACCTAGACAAAATCAAGACGGTTCTAGGCTACGGAGATGAAGAAGAATGATTGACACAGACAAATACAAAGGACATACACAGGGTCATTGGGCTATAACTACACGCAAAGGAACATGGGTAGTCTATACACAGCACAACGGAGATGTTGCTACCATGAATGACTATGAAGATGCAAAACTCATTGCCGCCGCACCAAAACTACTCGCAGAAGTCGAGCGGTTGCGAAGTGATATGGCCTACTGTGCATCACTTATCACTTGCATGGTAGACATGGGTGACTCCTTGAGTTTGTCTGTTGTGCGAGAAGGGATGCTTGACAGTATCGGTATGACAGTAGACGAAGCGATGGCGACAACAGACCTAATGGGAGATGAAGAAGAATGATTGACACAGACAAATACAAAGGACACTTAGCGTATTTAGAATATGAACTATGGGCATTTACGGAATTTATGAACATCAATGCTACTCACGAAGAAAGGTGTGCTACTGATGCACTACTGAATGACGCACCACTACTGCTCGCAGAAGTCGAGCGATTGCGTGACTTAGTGGAGTTTGCTATTGCGACCATTGATTCAAACCACTGCTACATGGGTGAAGAAGCCCAAGTAGATTTGAGAGATTACTTGAAGGAGGCGATTGAATGATTGACACAGATAGATACGAAGGACATACACCTACACCTTGGACTGTTAATGTTCACACAATCGGTAAGGATAGGGAAATCACCGCAATAGTGATTGAGTCAAACATGACTACACATTCCAACTGTGTATTAGCAGAAGTCGAAGTTGAAAATAAATACGCTGAGGCCGATGCACAACTCATAGCAGACGCACCACTTTTCCTTGAGTTCATTCAAAAGATAGTCGAGGAATGGAGTAAGCCTAACCAATGCAACCAAGCGTTCGGTAAAGATGTAAGGTGGCTAATGTATGAGTATGGACTAATTACATTTAATGAAGAAACAAGAAGATATGAGGTGATTGAATGAATGACTTTACTTACAACAGAAGTTGGGAACAAATCGAAGACCTACTCCACAAGGTAGTAGCCGAGAGAGCGATTCACAAGCGAGCAATCAACGACCCGAAGACTTCGATGAAGGCGAAGGCACAACACATGAGAGACTACAAGGGATTGCAGGGGGCATCTTACGCTTTGCGTTGGGTGCTTGGAGACAGAAGAATGTCAAAAGGAAAGGTACTGGGAGTGGAAAAATGAAATGCCGACGCTGCGAGAAAGTAAGTAACCACTTACATCCTAAACATGGCTTCTGTTTACCATGTTGGAGAATACAGAAAGCCAAAACAGTAAAGAATCCATTTACTAGAATCGATTGACTGAGAACTTTCAGTTATAAAAGACCAATAAAGAATAGGAGATGAACAAAATGAATATGAAAGAATATGAAAAACAAGCAAAGGAGTTGGCAAAGCAAGCCCATCGGCTTGAGGCCACCATGCTTACACTAAAGGCACTAGAGTCTTGTGTGAGAAACGGCGGTCACAAGTTTGAGTTCTGGGCTGATGATGCAGACAACTGGGCAAAGGTAGGGCAGGTACAAGTGCAATGTTCTGTCTGTGGCTGCGAGGCTATGCTCAAGGGTGCTGACTTGTTCTTTAGAGAAGAGAACGAAGAAGGCTGGGGCGACCTAGCAGGTAAGAAACTCAAGGACATAGAGGTGGCTGCCTCTTCTCAGCCTCCCGAAGAGGAGGAAGTCGTTGAGGAAACACCGCCTGTGAAAACCGCAGAGGTGTATGAGAAAGATGAGAATGGAACATACCATGTAAATGTAGAAGAAATGATGAAAAGAATAAGGGAGAAATGAATATGGCAATAGAAGGTACAAGAAAACAATTAGAGCAAGCAGGTATAGTTAAGAAGCGTGAAGGCGATGATGCTGAGTATTTCAGCGAGTGCATAGGTCGTCGAAGCACATGGCAAGAGTTCATGATAACACCGATGCAAGGTGTCATCCTCGACATGCTTTATGGCGTAGGAGAGAAAGACAATGATGCAATCGTAACTGTGACTCCAAAGGACTTACTTTATGACAAGACGAGAGTCGCTCATATCCTCATGGGTAAAGAGTGGTACATAGGTCACGGAACAACTGGCGTATTCAGACTCATACACAAAGAAACCGGAGACGTAGGGTTCAATGTCGGTTGGTACAACCGTAGTAAATACGAGACTCAAAAATTCGACGATGACTTGCGACAAGAACTGTTACGAGAAGTTGATGACAAAGAAGTGCTGTCAGACATCAGGAAAGCCATCAGGCAAATGAAAACTGAGGCAAGACCTTGGCTCTATACTCCAGAAGAGAAAGGGCACTACGCTCTCAACTGGTGGGGCAAGATTGAGAGAATCAAAGAGAAAAAGGGTATCAGGGAAGAGAACGAAGCGATGCTCGGCACGGTCAAGAATGACTGGGAATTTGTAAAAGAAGGCTACCGTACTTTCCAGTGGAAGCCATTGTATCGTTTGAAACTTTACTCTGTGACTTGCGACAACAGGAGAATCGCTACCTTTTACACCGAAGCAGATGCGAACAATCTACTTTCCCAACTCAAGGATAACTTGATTCAAATGGCCTACTACTACGATGTTGCAGAAGAATACTACGAGCCTCATCTCAAACCAACCGCCAATCCAGAAGTGTTTCCGCCTTGGAAATATGTTAAGTTGCATTTGGAGAACCAACTTGCTACAATGTATGGCAAGTACATCCGAGGTTACATTACCAGCGTATCTCAGTTTGCAGATTACACAAAGCGACCATTGAAACTATTAGCAGAGGTGAAAGAATGAAAAGAAAATTAATTATTGGACAGAACATGAATTTGGATATTGAACTCGTTATCAAAGATGACGTGCATCAGTGGTGGCAGGTGACGGGTGTACACCGTGCTAACGCTGTGAAGCAAGGAGACTTGGTGAGGCACACACTAAGGGGTTGGGAAGTTTTCAGAACTCTCGATGCTACCTCACCAGTCTCCGTCTTTCCAACGAGATGCCGACTCCAACCGATTGACGAGGAGGAATGAATATGAATAGAGAAGAAGCGATAGAGAAACTGAAAGAAGAAATAAAACCGAATAGCACGCTTTACACGCAGTTGGAGCATGTCACGAAGTCGGGCATGACCCGCTTCATCAAGGTGCGTCAAATCAAAGACGACTACCCTTATGACTGGACTTACATTGTAGCGAAAGCGTTGGATTGGAAATACAGCGACAAGTATCACGCCATCAAAGTCGGCGGCTGTGGAATGGACATGGGCTTCCATATCATCTACACTCTTGGTCGAACTCTATGGCCTGACGGTACACCTGAACCACATGGTAGGCGCAACGGTGAGCCTGACTCTTGTGGCGGCTACGCAATCAATCACAGGTGGTTATGAACATGCACAACTATCCTGATGGAATGGACTGGGAAGCATTCGATGACTACACTGACCCTGTACTAGAGTGCTGTGAGCGTAGAGCATCTAGTTGTAACTGTCCTGAGTGTGACAAGTGCGACAGAGTTTACGGCGAAGACCATGAGTGGGGAGAGATTCCTGAGACAGGAGAAATAGTATGTAGCGATTGCTATGAAAATTATAAGGAGGAAAAAGAAGATGAGTGAAAAGAAATGGAAAGTAAGAGTTGAGTTCGATGCAATTGTATATGCAGACAACGAAGTAGACGCAATGGAACATGAGGAACTATTTGACAGGGTAAATATTCTGTACATAGAAGCAGAAGAGATGGAGGAATGAATATGGCAGTAGAACAAGGACAGTATACAGAGTGCTTACATTGTGGTGAAACAGTAGGCATAAAAACTATTGAGAATATGGATGATGAAATATCTCCAACTGACTATTGCATCACAATGACATTTAACCCATGTCGTAAGTGTGGATTCGTTACAGTGTTAGAGTATGAAATAAACAACAGATTCTCATTACAGTCTTCAGAAGAAGCGAGTAATGAACTAGCAGGTAAACCAATTTGGTACGCACATGAAACCTGTAAGACAGTGATAGGAAAAGAAGAGGAGGAATGAAAAATGTCAGGACAATACAGACGAACGGCGATTGCACTAAGCGTAGCGAGAAAAGATTTGAAGAAACTCACAGCGATGTTAGAAGCATGCCACGAGGCAAACTTACTCAGGATGCAGGCATTGAAAGATGCAGGTATACCTGACCCAGTAACGGAAAGTGAAGAAGAATGATGGAGACAGTAACAGTCGAGATGTACAAAGACCAATACGGTGAACGTGTTGGCTTACGGTACAGATACAATCCTGACACCAATCAGGTACTCAAAGAAAGACTTGGCTTTCCCAAGTTTAAGTGGGACAGTGAGAAGAAACTCTGGAGTGTACAGGCTTACCCACAAGTGGTAGCAGAAGCATGCGAGATACTCGATGAGTTGTCTTACGACACCAGTATCATCAGAACCTACGTGCAAGATTTACCTGCTGCTCCAAGGCAAGACTGTTGGACAAAGGTAAAGCGCACACGATTGTATTTGCACTGGCCCTTCATACCTGACGCAGAACTCAGAGACTCGGTACGTCTGGCTGTCAGAAGTATCAGTGGTCGTAAGTTCCATGCCGAAGAGAAGTGCTGGTCGATACCTGTCGCTCAGGCAAGAACCTTGTATGGTTTGCTGAGTGACATCTATCCATCGCTTGCAGATGCCATTGTTGAGAACGAGCAAGTCAGTGAAGAAGTCGAGAAGAGTATTGAACGAGTGGAGATAAGTGGTGCTGCTGAACTTTCAGATAAGAGAATGGAAGAGGTCGACCAACTTCTGAAAGGTAAGTTCCCCGAAGGTCTTGACCTCTATCCGTTCCAGAAAGTTGCAGTCGCCTTCGCCAACATGAGCCAAGGTCGATGTTTGATTGGGGATGAAATGGGAATTGGAAAAACGATTTCGACTATTGGTTATGCAGCCATCCATCCTACAGACAGACCGGCAGTGGTCGTCTGTCCAGCGAACGTGAAGTTCAATTGGAAAAAGGAATTGAACAGATGGCTACCTAACGAAGAAGTGCAGGTAGTCGAATCAGGAAAACAAGAAATCGAAATGACGGATTTCGTAATTATTAATTATGACTTGATGCACAAGAAGCAAGATGAACTCAGAGCAATCGCTCCTAGGCTCATGGTTCTTGACGAGAGTCATTACATCAAGAACTCAGGTAGCAAGAACAAGCCTGTACAAAGAACGGTAGCAACCATCAACGTCGCACGTTCGACACCCAAGGTGATTGCATTGTCAGGTACAGCGATATCGAGCAGACCGAAAGAGTTCTTCAACACACTTAATCTCATGAGGCCCAATCAGTTCTCATCGTTCTGGGACTTTGCACAGAGATACTGTGACCCTTACCATGATGGATTCGGTTGGAACTTCGACGGGGCATCCAACATACTTGAACTCAATGAGAGGACTCGTGACTTGTGCATACGTCGTCTCAAGAGTGAGGTGCTTCCTGAACTACCTCCGAAGACTCGTACATTCATACCAGTACATTTGACAAGGAAAGAGAGAAGCCCATACGATTCAGCACAGGACAGTTGGTATCAGAGAATCGACAGTTTCTACATGGACGGTGCTCCTCTTCCAAAGGGTATCATGCTGAACATGATTACAGACCTAAGACATATCTGTGGTCAAATCAAAGTCAACCATGCAGTCGATTGGGTCAGTGAATATCATGACCAGACTGGCAAACCCATCGTCGTGTTCACACATCATCGTGATGTACTTGCTCGGATGGCAGAGAAGATTGAAGCAAAGGGTATGAAAGTGAACACCATATCTGGAGATACAAATTCAAAGAGCAGACAAGAGATAGTTGATGACTTCCAAGCGAACAACATCGATGTACTCATCTGTAATACAATTGCGGCTAAAGAGGGTATCACTCTCACTGCCGCTGACACAGTTCTCTTTATCGAAAGAGAGTGGGTTCCCACCGACGAGGAGCAAGCAGAAGACCGTGTGTATCGTATCGGCCAAGAGAGCCAGCACGTACACGCAGTCTACTTATCAGTCGCCGGTACAATCGATGAGCACTTTGACCGAGTGGTTGCTGAGAAGCGAGCAGTTGTCAAAGCCGTGCTCGACGGAGGTAACGTGGAGCAAAGGAAAGGTTTGGTCGCAGAATTAGTAAAGCGTCTGAAACAAGAAAGAGGATGGGAAATCAAATAAGGAGAGGAAAAGAATGCAAAAAGAAGAAGAAAAACCAACGCACGAGCGATTAGCCGAATGGCTGGGCAAAGACGATAACTGGAAAACCATACAGAGAATGTTTGCCAGCATGACAAGAACACTGGATTGGGCGTGGGGTATCGAGACTGACAACGAAGAAGATGGGAGTTTCATACGGTACTCCTTCAATAAACCAAGAGGCGGAAACACAGTTGCCAAATACGAACCCGGTGGTAATCCGCACAATAAAGTCGATAAGGGGATTTTCAAGTTCGGTATGAGAGAAGTCGATTTGTATATCAAATACTGGGCTGTGACAAACGAACCTAATACAATCGTATTTCGGATGACATATGCTTACAATCATTTCGGTGGAGGGAGCAACGGTTGTGATTCCAACTTGAGAATTGAAATCAACCTAACACAACCAGCATCAGATTACGCAATGTGGGACACAAGGAGTTTACTGGCATGATTGATTTTAAAGACACAGGAAGCATAGTAGTCCATGAACGAGACGGTGATAAGTGTGTACAGTTATTTCCGAATAGCGGATACGATGTCGATGACATGTTACGTCTCTTGGATGCTGGCCTTGAATCGATGAACGATGATAGTGCTCTGACAAGAAGGAGAGGACTACTGCTCGACAACCCACGTTACAAATCAAAGGGGCTACCGATTCCCTGCGTTTTCTTATTTGAGGAGAGAGATGAATGAAAGGAATAGATTATGATGCAGTAGCAGGAACAAATGACATTAGTTGGTACAACAACCTATACGGGGTGTTACTAATGCTTGATGAAACTATTAGGATAAATGGTCGTGATGAAAAGTCACTCAAGCACTTCGTAGGAGAATTCATTTGGAAAGTAGTACAAGCGAATTTAGACTATGCCACAAAAGAAGATTGGTCAGATGTAGGTACACAGGTCAAGTTTGCAGGTGAGCCGGGAATAAGTCACTTGGTTGCTGAATACAAAGTCAGAGACTACGGTACACCAGCACACTCACCGCATGGTTCACCTGAGTCCGAGTGAAGCCAACATAGCATTGATTGCGTCTTGTCTCTGATTCAGTGTAGCAAGAGCGTCATCTGTTTTGGCACCTTCTTTGAAATCATAGTATGTATCTTCGATAGGTGCAACGAAGTCGTCAAATGGGTTTTGGTCTACTGTACGAGCGAAGTCTTCCAATGTACCTGCGGGTATGTTGTAATCCCTACCCAACTTACGAGGAGCAGGTCCTCTGGCATCAGCGGCCTCTTGTGATGTATCTAGGTGAGAGTAGAACGCAGGGTCGTGTACTTGTACTAATCTATTACTGGGTTTTCCAGTGACTGCTTGTTCAGGTATACCTTGGTCAGGTGTGGGTATACTGGCACCGAAATTTTCTCTTTTCAAATCAGACAGACCCATTGCTTCTAACAATGCACCTTGGTCATTCATATCATAAAGTGCGTTAGCCAGATTTCTACCCCTTACATTATCAGCATATAGACCCTCGCTTCCTCTTGGTAAAGTATCTAGTCTAGGTTGAATAGATAGTATAGGTAGACCCGCTGTGTCTACATTACTAGGCAAAGTTTGTGTAAGTTCTAATGGTTGTTGGCCAGTAAACATATTGTTATTGATACCCATCAGATTCAGTATTTGATTATAATACATGTCATCTAACTGAGCCGGATTCTGTGACAAGTCACCTACCTTGACTACATCAGGGTTACCTGCTTGACCGAATACGGCTTGGTTCATACCCGCACCCAAGAAGTTACCTTGTGCGGGCTGGAACGCTGCTTTGAGAAGCGTCCATGCTTGCTCAAACGCCGCATCCATGCTCTCTCATGAGCATTTTTAACTTAGATATTCCTATTCACAAAAAGATTCACTTATAAAAGACCAATAAAGAGGAGAAAGATATATGGCAGAAATAGCATTGATTGGAAAGATAGAACAAGAATGGAACAGTACAATCGAGATACTGTATTCATCAGCGGTCGACGATGTATGTTTACGCATACCGAAATACTACATCAAGCGACGAGTTGAACTAAGAGACAAAGAAGTTGCCTTACTTATCACGTTTGATTTATCAGACACAAGTGAGTTTTTGTACAAGACACTCGTGGAACAACACCCTCCCCTTTTCCAAACTCAGAGAGAAATAAGCATAGCAAATGCTCTTGAGCATGGAGAGAGGGTACTAGACACAATCGAAGCGGAGGAATAAATATGGAAGAAAATGTAACACCAGAAAAAGAAGTAATGACTATATTGGAAAGACTCAGAGACGGTGGTCTTTGGCAACCTGCTGGACTAGGTCTTTCTTATGTCAAAGAAGAAGATAAGCATGTCAAGTTGATTGAGCAAGAGAACAATCCAATGAGTGCTCAGGCTAGAATCAGAATGCGTATGCTCATCGAGAGTGTGGGATGGAGTGTTGATGAGAGTGAAGTGCACGTAATCGATACGAAAGATATCAGCCCGCAAGAAAGACACATGCAAGAAATGATGATGCGTCAAGAAATTGCACAGAGTTGGAAATGCAACTGTGGTACATCACTTGCTGTATTTGAACTAGAGAAAGGTGTGTGGACCTTTGACGGACAACAAGAGATGACACTCCCTGACGGCGGAACTGAAACTGTCGAGCAGTGGTCAGTCGTTGTCGAGTGTCCTGTATGCGATGCCAAGATTCCGATGGAGCCATACGACTACGGTCTTCTTGCAGGAGACGAAGCGATGCTCACCTACCGGACAAAGAAATTGAATTACATTGCACTTGAGCGCATTGATATCATCAGAAAGATAGACAGTAACGAGCATGACATTGTCGTGCTAGGTACATTTTGCCCATTCCACGGAGACATGTTGCCTCCTCACGTCAGAGGAAGCGTAGTCACTTGGGAAACACTGGAGGAAGAAGAAGAATGAAAAAAGTAAGAGTACAAGTAGAGCCGGGTATCTATATGGTCGCCCTGTTAGTAGACGATGATGACCCCACTGAAACTTGCGAGAATTGCATGTGTCAGTTTTACAACCATCCTGATATGGCAAAAGAAGAAAGTGCTTGGTGCATCAATTGTAACGATGAAGAATACAGGAAGGATATGATAGGCACACCTGCTCTAGGGTTGTGGTCTTTGCATCAATCCAATCTAGGTAAGATAGTGAAAGTGATAAAGAGAGGCGATGATGAATGAACATATTCGTATTAGACAAAGACCCAGCAACAGCAGCAGGTTACATGGATGAAGTTAGATTGCCGAAGATGTGCGTGGAGTCAGCACAAATGATGGCTTCTAGTCTACGTCGACATGGTGCCACTGATGAGCAGTTCATCCACTACAATATCTTGACTAAGGCTGGTAAGCCATACTTGGGGGGTTACAAAAATCACCCATGCACCCGTTGGGCGGGCGACAGTCGTGATAATTTTATGTGGTTAGCCGACCATGCCAATGAACTTTGTAACGAATATTTTCGCAGGTTCGGTAAAGTTCACGCTTGTCATGGTCCGATTGTATTTATGCGAGACATGAACATAATTCAAAAGATAATTCCTAAAGGTCCACTCACACCATTCGCACAGGCTATGCCTGATGAGTACAAGGACGATGATGTAGTCAAAGCCTACAGGTCTTACTACAAGTCCAAGCAATACAGTAAAGGCGGTGTCAGATACATTCGGGCAGACGTTCCTGACTGGTGGGAGGTGACAGCGTGAACAAGTGCGTTGTATGTGGTGAAGAAATAAAGTACGGGATAGTAATATACCATGATTACAAATTAGGTGACATGCACTTACATTGTAAAAAGAAATTAGACAAAGGCGTGGAGGTGAAGGCGTGAGCAGATATGTGTATGTAGGTGATGATGAATTAGCCAAAATAAAAGGCGTTGATTGGTGTTTCGCAAACGACTATGAAACTAACAATTGGATTATACCGGAACATGAGGAATGCGTGGAGGTGACGGCGTGAAATGTTTAGTTTGTGAGAAGTTTTACCACTTTAATGACAATTGGTATGGATGGTGGGGTGAAAATCAAGTGATTCGTAATGACGAAGGAGTATTTGTTAAAAGAGGCATTTATTGTAAACGTCACGCACCCGACTGGGTTAGAAAAAAAATGGAGGAATGAAGATGAAGCATATCAAAGAAGTAGTTTATGCAGTAGCCTTTTCTCTACTGTTGTCTATCGTTTTAATCTCAATCATTGGGTGATTACATGGTAAGGGGTTTCGACCAAGAGATTCGTTGGAGAGTTCCAGCCACCGCAGCAAGATGGAGAGGTAAGGCTGAGATTGTCATGAGTGTGGCTGACCCGAAAAGCGACTATCCACCCAAGATTGACATCCGTACACGGAGAACTATCGAACACCCAAGAGGCGAAGGTTTCACGAGAGAGGGCGTGAGACTTACGTTAGAGGATGCGGCTTCACTGGCCAAGGCAATCCAACATACCCTCCAAGCCTTGGAGGATTCGGATGCTACTGGCTGAAGCAGCGAAGATTTCCGAAACTCTCCGTGAGTTTTTTAGAAACTATTTGACCGATTCAGAAAACAGGTCAAAGCACTTTTACAACTGCCTCGATGTCATACGTGTGGCTGTCACTAATTCAATCGACGACCTCACGCAACTGACAGATATGTTCTACCCTTCTTATTCCAAGTATCCAAAGCAGTTCGTTTCTTTCAGATTCCTAAGAGAAGACGTGTGTAAGAAACTCAGCATCTCTCCCCTTGTATGGGATGAGTCGCTGGCAGGTAAACCACTCGTACCTCTCCTTGCTCTTGAGTCACCAGAATACGGCGGCCAAGGGTTGACTATCAAACAAGCATTCAGTCTCATGGCGAGAATCCAAGACATTGGCTTCTTCGCTGTTGCCGAACAACTGAACGAAAGAGAGGCTCTTATGTTCTGGTCAAGAGCGACAGGCGAAAGGCCACCTTTACCAATCAACAGATTCCTACAAATGATATCCTACATATCAGACAAGAGTCCTCAGAGTTTGCAGTCAATCAACATCATGCTTCAAACCATGCACCCGTCAGAAATCATGCAGAGAATGATTGCTGAGCAAGAAGTCATAGAAGTGAGAACCATGCAGCCGGGTCAACCATTCGTCGGACCTGTGTACAAGGCTTGGGACAAGTTGGTTACGCCGACTGATGTTTATGCAGAAGTCCTTTCAGGACCGAGAAGGTATCTTCACATCACTGAGTTTCCAAAGGGTTCGTTCAAAGGAGTGATGTATGACCGTCACAAACAATTGATGGGTAAGCCATTCAAACTACCATATGCCAAAGAAGAGGCAATCATGGAGGTCGAAGTCGACGGTATAGAAATCAAAGCAGTGACTGACCTACTCGCTCTTGGAGAGAACTGGGACATTCACAAGTTACCATACCGAGAACGAATCGATGAACTTTCACGCTTGGAACTGGATGCCCCAGTCAAGTCAGGTAAGTTCGTATCAGCCTCTACTGATTTCAATCACTTGCTCCAAACACTGGAGCCACATGAGCGACTAAGGCTGACCTTGTCAGACGGCATAAGTATTGGAGGAGACGGAGGATGGATGATACTCAAGGATGCATTCCACTTACAACTCCTCGTCAGTTCCATTAGAAGAGATGAGGAATACAATACCCACGTCAGGCTATCAGCACTCGATGGGTACGAAACATATGAAGTCGGGCAGTTAATATTAAGTGTCACTGTTGCTCAGCATACTCGTCAACGACTTGCACAACAAGGTATTCTGGCAGGGCAAAATTGGTTGCCCGTCGACGAATACGGAATGGTTGTCGTGATTGAGATGAAGCATTTCTCTCTCGACACACTTTCCTTGACAGATGGAGAGGTGAAATACTTGGACGATAATCTCGGTTACTCTGATGTTTCACAACTCACTGATTTGATAGAAATGAGCAACTGAGAACTTTTACTTATAAAAGACCAATAAAGAGTATCGGGGGAGCAAAATGAATCTGAGAGAAAAGTACCGACCAAAGACTTTGACCGACCTCGTCGGTTGTACTGACTTCGTCAAGTCAGCGTCAGGTTGGGACATCGATTCTTGTCCATCCAACATTCTCTTGGTTGGCCCTCCCGGTGTTGGTAAGACCAGTGCTGCCATGGCACTCACAAGAGACCTACAAGGCGAATACTTTGACCCCATGAATTTCAGAGTATCCAACGCCAGTGATGAAAGAGGCATTGACTCAGTGCGAGAACTCAAGCGAATCAGTCGTCAAAAGGGACTAGGGGTATCTCGTCGTATTGAATTCCTCGATGAGTTTGAGAGTTTCACAGCCCCTGCTCAAAAAGCCCTCAGACAAATCATGGAAGAGAGTCACTCAAGTTGTATATTCATACTGGCCGCTAATGACATCGGTCCAATCCACAGTGCAATCAGAGACAGATGCTTGACATTCTTTTTCAACCCAATCGACTATCGTGACACCGACAGACTGGAGCACATAGTTGATGCAGAGGGCATGCCTCATCAGTGGAAAGACATGCTCCCTAACTTAATCAAATTCACAAACGGAAGCCTCAGACAGGCTATCGATATACTTGACAGCCTTCCTAAAGAAGGAGATGCTTTACAAGAGAGCATCAAGCGAGATACACAGTATCTCAACAAAGCCGCATTGAACCTCATGGGAAGCGACTTCCCTATGGTCACGGCTTATCTCAAACAGGCCCTTGAGTCAGGTAACTCAAGGTTTGGAGTTCTCAAAGGACTCCGTTTCCGTGCCAAACCCCTCATGGAAAGTGAGGAAGACTGGCACAATTTCATGCTCACATACGGTGAATTCGTTATGATGGCCACACATTGGCCCGATGATGATGAATCGTTTGTGGAATACTTTATAGCAAAAATGAAGAAAAATATGGAGAAATGAATATGAGCGAAAATAATGAAGGAAATTGGCCAGAGGATGTTGTTGAACGTCTACAAGGCTATGCTGATAAGAACGGAATGAAGGTAGGGGAAGCGGCCAACGCTTTCAAAGACTGGCTCAAGGCTGAGTTCAGTGTTGACAACCCACTTGAGGAAGACCCCTTTTACCTAAGTCAATGGAGCGAGCAGTTCGTTATCGAATCGAGAAACGAAAGCACGAGCAACCGTCGAGAGACGGTAACATACGTTGGTATGTTTATCGGCATCGAAGACAGTGAGCGAGACAACAGAAGAGGTATGTACGACAGAGCAATCAATATGTTCCGTACAAACCGTGACCGTGCAATCGATGACGGCATGATAGGTATCTTGACTGCTAAAGAAGGTGTATGGCACATCAACGGAAAAGCCACACAAGACAAAGTTGACGGCAGTAAACTACCTTGGTACGGCTTTGAATACGATGATGCAATCTTGTGCCTCATGATGTCGAGAAACAACGAGAGAAAACCAGTGGCACCCACGAGCATTAGCCGAACCGCATACTTCTTGGGTTCATCCGAGAAAGGTGGCGACATCAAACGCTGGTCTGTCAACTTACAGGGTGATTCAATGAATGCAGAGTACAAGAAATGGGAAGCCGCTACTATCCAAGTAATCGAGCCGACCAAGAAAGACCAAGACATTCTTTACACAAACCGCAACTTCTACGAGACAGTCAAGTACACTGACAGTTGGTTGTCCGAGAGTCAGCGACAGGCGTTCTCACCAGAGCGTCTTCTCATCAATCAGAAGATGCACGACGAATATGCCAACTTGTCTGACCTATTGGAAGTCCACGCAGACAGAAAGATTACTGGTAGCAACGGAGGCACAGTCAATCCAATCATCATCACGAGTGGCCTAGTGACCTACTTGAACAGAGAACACATGGACAGTGAGTACGACCCTACTGGTCGCTCTTACAGGCTCAGTATCTACAGACAAAATGTCGACCCAGTAACCGTTTGGGTATCTGGTCGCATGCACGATGAAGACCGTGTGTTTGAATACAAGGACGCCAATGATGAATGGCGACACTACAATGAAAAGACCAACGTCATCGTTGTAGGAAGGCTTCGATTGAAGCCATACCAAAATGAAATGCAACCAAGCATTAGTGCACTTGGTATTTACATTCCACACAGAACTGCTCGCCCTGCGGGTGGTAGTGGTAACACAACATTGAAACAATTTGGAGGAGATGAACAATGAGCGGCTGGGATGCATTAGCAACAGAAGAAGAGAAGACTATAAAGAAACCTGAACCTGTAAAGGAAGCAGTGAAGGAAGAGAAGCCCAAGAAAGAGAAGAAGGTATCTTCTTCGGACTTCTTGAGTAGATTCCCTGACATTGCTGGAGAGATGGCTGCTCAGGCCAAAGAGCCTGACATCACTCCCAGTCACGTATTCATGGGCCTAGTGGGTCACGAAGGTACAGGTAAGACTGGTTTGGCTATGGATGCTCACAAGCACAAGCACCCCAATGACATGGCATTCGTCGTGGACTTTGACAACGGTGGACTTTCTTGTAAGCAGGCTCACTACATCAATGACCCGCACTATCGAATATTCGCACCTTGGGTAATGCAACAAGAGGACACCACTGCCTACAACTACCTACTCAGTTACAACAGAACGATGGAACTAGCCAAGTTCGCTGTCGAGTATGCAGAGATGCAATCCAATCCTGAATTCACAGGTAAGAAACTCAAATCATTCATCGTGACTGGTGTCGACCAGTTTGATGAGATGTGCATCACATGCATGAAGATATACGACCTTGACATGAAAGCGACCAACGCTGTTGAAGCCAGTCACTCCAAACTCAACTCAGAGATTGGATGGAACTGGAATATCCGTGCTACTCGTTTCAAACAACTTACTGCTCAATGTCAACAACTCAACCGGCTCGGTGTTGATGTCTATTGGGAAACACATCTCAAAGAAGACAAAGACGGTAAAGTTGGATTCGATGGATGGAAGTTCGCTTGGCATACAAGTGCTAACAAGGACTTGTTCCAAATCGTTTGGTGTAAAGCCAAGTATCTCAGAGACAACGAAGGCAAACTCACTGGAGAAGTACGCTACACAGCCGAGTTCTTCAAAGAGAAGACCAACCCTAACCTACTCAACCAGAAAAGGCTCTACTTCGTCACGCAGGAGGACGAGCCAGCACAATGGTATGGGCTGCCTGAACTAAGGGATGGTGTTATCTGAACACCAATACAGGCAGGAGGGTTTGTCCAAGAAAAACGAGGTCCCATCCCATGGACTAAGTGTTTCCATATTCTTTGCACGACTCGTTCTCCCTCACCCCCATGGAGGTATAATCATGACAAAATTTAGCATAGGTAACAAGGAGTTCGTCAACTTCTTATCCAACTTTGGTAAGGATTTGGTTGACATAGTCATCAAGGTGACGCACTCAAACATATCAGCATCGGTGGCAAAAAGCACCCACTATATCTATAGAAAGGTAGACTGCAAGCCAGAAGAGACTGGTAAAGTGTACATCACTGACATACCAAAAGTCAAGAATTATTTGTCAACTGTCAAGTCCGATAACATCACAGTTTCACAATCAGGTAAAACAGGAACCTTACACATAAGAGGAAAAGATACCAGTTTACAATTACCTACATCCTCGTTTATCGAATCTCAAAAGAAAGTAGGCATCATTGAAAAGGCAATTGCTGATTCAAAAGAAAGCATGTGGAGGAGTTGGTTTCACACGCCTCTCACTCACCACGCTAAGGTCGAGGCAAATGCCCTGAGACCAGTAAGTGGTTTCGGCAAAGTGCTGGGTGACAAAATAAACTGTAAAACTGAGTTTGATTCTGATGGGCAGGAGTTCATCATAAGAGGTGGTAAGAAAGAGACAGGTAAGATGTTCGTAAGAGCATCATTGACTGACGTTGAATCTAATTCGACGTTCGCTCGCTCAGCGTTTGATAAGTGGCTGCCGCAGTTACTCAGCCATCTACCCAGCGGTCAGATTGACATGCACACTGGAGACGAGACTGTACTCATCCTAGAGCAACCCAGCACTGGTTTCTTGATGATAGTGATTGACCAAGAGTACGAGGAGGACTGAACATGGAATGCAGTATATGCGGCAGAAGCGTTTTCTCCGAACACTTAGTTGACGGTGACTTTTGTATTGATTGCTGGGATAGCGATTACTGTAAGAAATGCGGTGCAAAGATGGTACTTCCATTAGAGCACTCGCTAGTGTGCAAAGGTGAAAAAGAATGATTATCGATACTTTTCGACCAGACCCCGAAGGCCCCGACCATATCTATAAGAGATGGCGTGATGAAGAAGGGAACTTGGTTGAAGAGTTCGTACCTAACTTCAAGCCTTACTTCTGGATATCAGCCGAAACGTCGGTGAAGTATGTAAGAAGAGTGCTCGACCAATTCCCCGGCTCTGACATCGATTGGAATGACACGGCCAGTGGTCTAAGAGACAACGAAGAACTGGTCAAAGTATACGCTTATCGACACAGCGATATACGAGAAATGGCGAAGCGTTTCAGGAAAACATGGGAAGCAGACATCAGTCTCGTTGACCGTTATCTAATTGACAACGTCAAAGAGATGCCCAAATGGAAACCTCGTGTATGGCACTTCGATTTAGAGTGGGACCCTGAAACTGACCAGACTACTGTTATGGCTGTAATTGACAGTTACACGAATCGCTACGTTGCATTCTGTTGGAAGAAAGATAACCCCAACGGATTATACGACATGGATGTTCATGAAGAAGAGAGAGAAATCGAGTACGAAGTGAACGGAGTCATGACCAAGTTCTATTACGAAAGACATCTCTATGGTTCTGAACAAGAGATGCATGAGGCTTTTATGCACTATCTGGAGGTATGCAATCCTGATATCCTCGTGGCCCACGCTATCATGTGGGCTGACCTTCCCCATCTTATTCGCAGAGTCAAGGACTTTAGGAGACTAAGTCCTCTTGAGCGTGTGCTCAAGCCTAGAAAGGGCTCTTATGATTACGTTGACCAACCAGTGCTTGGTCGACTATGCTTTGATACTGCTGCTCCCGTAAGAAGCGGCAGCGGCTTTGAACGTGTCTGGAAAGACAGCGGTAAGCCTCAGTTGAAAAACCTCAAACTAGATACCATTGCTCAAGCATGTAATCTAGGTGGTAAGTTCGACATGGATGTATTTACTGGATGGACAGAAAGGTTCGACGACTACGTTGACTATTGTATGCAAGATACACTGTTACTCAAGAAAATAGATGAGGGTAACCACGTTGTCAACTTCTTCTTATCACTACAACAACTGTGCGGTGTAAGTTTCCGCTCTTGTCACAACGTCACAAGATTTGCACGAGGGCTTCTCCAAAGAAGAACTGATTGGAAGGCACCGACTCGTAGCACACAAGAGAAACAAGAATACGAGGGTGCGTTCATCCCACCACCAAGACCGGGTAGGTACGAGGGCGTTGCCTGTGTGGACTACAAGGGTCTGTATCCTTCATTGATATTGTCGCACAATCTTTCATGGGAAACACAGGTGCCCAAAGATTTAGCCGGTGAAGAAAACATCAGACAGTTACCAGATGGTACGTGTTGGATTCAAGGATGCGACGCTCTACTACCGAGTATCGTTACTGAGATGTTTGAACTACGTGACATGTATAAGAAGAAAATGCGAGAGTCCGAGACCGAAGATGAAAGAAACGGTTGGAACACATTACAACTAGCGGTCAAGCGTGTCATGGCTTCTTTCTATGGCATGACTGCCAGTGCACACTGGGGCTGGTCTGACTTTGACATAGCCTCCGCTATCACAGCCTGTGGACGACAGGCAATCAGATTCCTTATGGAAGAATCAGAAAACCAAGGTTACAGTGCTCTTTACGGGCACACTGATTCAGCCTTTGTACAAGTGCCATTTGATGAAGCAACGGCACTCGCCAAGCATCTTACTGAAACCGTTCAGCGTGAGCACGAGGCGAGTCATCTCATTGTTGAGTTTGAAGCATACATGCCCTACTGGATTGTAGGAGGAAAGAATCTGTACTACGGTATATGTTCTTACCCACCAGAAGACGAAGGTAAGGTAAAGAGTGCAAGATGGGGCAAGATAAGTACACTCGCCCCTATATCTAAGAACCTTGAGAACGATGTGCTCAAAGCCATCTGTTCTGGAGCAGACGAGGAAGAAGTCATTAGTATGGTCAGACCTCTAGCGAAACAAATCATGAGAGGGGAGGTCGAGCCAAAGCAGATAGCAACTACCACTCGTTTACAAAAGAAACTCCGAGATTACTCGGACACGACTGGTGGGGCAGTAAAAGCCGCTCGATTTTACAATCAACATCTTTCTCCCAAACAGAAGTTAGGGGAGGGTGATAGCGTCAACTGGGTGTATGTGATTCGCACACCGAATGGTATGCCTCCTATTGACGTAGTTGCATTTGAAGAGTTGAGTGATTTAGATGGTTTCGTTTTGGATTATGACAAAATGGTTGACAAGTTGGTTAAGTCGAAAATTAAGCCCATCTTCCAAGCCTTGAACTGGGATTTGGATAGGGCGAGTGGGGCAGCGATGCCTAAGAAATATTGGTGATAACATGAGTAGCATAGAAGATACAGTTTGTGAGAAGATACAGCAAAGAGCAGAATTAGGAAAGAACAAATACGGAGTAACAATGGAGAGAGGCGACCTTAAATTCGTAGAATGGTTAGTCCATCTCCAAGAAGAATTGATGGATGCAACAGTGTATCTACAGCGTATTATCGAAGAGGAGGGAGGCGAATGAGCGACAGAGATTGGAGTGCATATGCTAAGTCGTCCTACATTTACAAAGAGAAGGACTATCTACGGATAACTAAAACTAGCCTTACCACTGATTTTGATTTCTGTCCAAGACAATACGAATACAAGCGTATACACCGCCTACCAGAGCCCGGTACTGATGCAATGGTTAAGGGTACGAACGTACACGATGCGATTGAGAAATACTATGACAATGCATTACCAGTGCTCGATGAACTTCATACACTTGTACAAAGAAGTAAGATGGACGAAGCACTTGAACTGGCTCTGAGCGTTATACCAAAGAAGGAATACAAGTTAGGAGAAGAGCCTAGTATTAGGCAAAGACTACTTTGGGATTTACAGCGACTCAAAGCATCTGGTAAAGAAGACTACTTACCTATCATCAATGAGTCAGAGATTCACGCTTTTGTTGAGGAGAAGATAACATTCAACGGAGAAGAGTACGTTATCCCTGTACACTATGCAGGAAGCATTGACCGTGGTTACAAAGCCGATGAAGACGGTGTTGCTTTGATGGAGTTGAAAACTGGCAAGTGGGTACAGACTAAGAATCGTGAGGGCGATTGGCAAGACAGTAAGTTCAAGTTGAAGTCAATGAGAACTGAAATGGCGTTTTACAAGAAACTACTCAAAGTGGCCGACCATGAGTTTCAGAATGTCACTCACTGGGGCTGGGTGTACCCATCTGGCACAGTCGATAACCTTGACCCTCTGAACAAATTTGGCTACGAGCAAAGAGCCATCAATCGCATTTTTTACGAGCCTTGCACTGGTCGTCGAGGTACGACCTATGAGAAGGCTGTTGAAAAACTCAAAGTGGCACTGTTGACCGCTTACCTTGCTAATGACTTTCCTACAAGTCCTAGCAGCGGTAAGTGCGCTTGGTGCAATTTCAAGCCGATATGTCCGGCATGGGGTGGTTCTAATGACCCCCAAGAATATCTTGATAATTATACAACGGAGGAAGAGTGATGAATAAAAGCATGTTGAGTAGAACAATAGAGACGCTATTGGCACCTGTCTTTGACCGAAGTGTTGAGGTGAACTTTTCACATATCGGTAAAGATAAGGACTATAGTATCACTATCCAGAAGACATTGTATGAGTTTGAAGAAAACAGCAACGGGCCCAAGGGACCAATGTATGTTACTTTGAACACATACTTGTTACAGGATACAGAGAATCTATTGAAAACTCTCGGAGAAATAATCGAAAGCAGGAAGTGAGCATATGAAAATAACCTTTGATTTTCCAAGGGAAGTTATGGAACTTGGAAATGAGAAGGGTAGAGGCTTCCGTAAAATCGTCGAAAGCAGTAGCGACCTAGAGAGATACTGGGAAGGTAAGAACGGCGTGTCCAACGCCTTCATGACCGTGTACGGCTATCGTGCAACCAAGCCTCCTTTTAACAAAAGAGTTGACTTGCTAACGCCGATTGTCAGGCATTTCGTTATGGACTTTGACCCAAAGGACTTTCGCCAGCGAGATAGACCAAATGTTGACATCGAACGTGCTTTAGACCAAGCACTGGTGCTTCATCGCCATTTACTCAAGGAAGACATCCATCACGGTGTCTGGTACAGTGGCGGTGGCTTCCACGTATGGGTCGGATTGGACAAGCCGTACATGCCTAGCGATGGTAATCACCTATCTGCCATAAAAGATGCAGGTATGAGAGTAGTCAACGACTGGATTCGTGATTTCAACCTATTCTGCTCTGACCCAGCAGTGCCTTTTGACACAAGTGGTATGATTCGTATACCTAATTCTTACAATTCAAAGCGTGGCCTCTGGTCAATACCGCTAAGCACAAATGATATGGAGAAAGGTATCGATTATATCATGGAAAAGGCCCTTGACGCTCATTTTGGTATGATTCCTTACGGTAACAGTGGGTTACCGCTTGAAGTAAAGAAGAATTATGGTAAAGCCAGCGTCTTTAGTACGTCATCAGCCCCAATTGACCTTCCTACTGTGTCAATGGACGGTGTAACTATCCTTCCGTGCCTAAATTCAGCAGCATGTCGACAGGGAAGTAACCCTAGTCACGATGCAAGAGTACAGTTAGTCAAATATTTATCAAAACGCTTGAGAAACTTCATCCCTGTAGAAAGAGTGAAGCAACAGAAGTTAGAGGAGGACACAGAAACCATCGTCAGTTACATCAAAAGCCTAGACTGGGCTGATTTTGACGAGAGAACAACACGTTACCAAGTTAGTACGATTGTAGGGACTGAATATCCTCAGACTTGTGCTATGTTATTCAAGAAAGGTATGTGTCTGGGCAAGTGTAAATACTGGGACAAAACTGGGGCAATAATAGAAGAGGTGGAAAAGTGAGTCTCTTTTACTGCGATATATGTGAAAGTAGAGTAAAGACCACAAAGAGGTTAATGAAATCCTATGAAAAAGACCCAGATTATGTATTAATATGTGTTGTCTGTAGAGATAATGCTCAAGAAAAAGTATTGGATGATATGAGATGTATTGCTACAAAATCAAAAAGTGGAAAATGCCGAGCATTTAGATTTACTCATAAACATGGTTACTGTAGATATCACTGGAGGAAAATGAATGAAGGAAAAAAGGAAGAGTGAATTTTGGAGAGTGGTGACAGCGATTGTCTTGATTGTTGTACTCATTCCGCTCATCCCATTCGCTTGGCTTTATGATAGAATAAGGGGGAACTTATGATGGCAAAGAAACCACCACTTATCATCGACTCTAATGAAAGAGGTCCACTCATGAACGCCGTCGTCAGGGCAGCGGAACGTGAAGGCTTCGATATCAAAAGAGAGCATCTACAAGGTATGGGCGACTACAAAGTAAGCCATGCTAATATTGAATGCAAGAGCCTTTCCGACTTATTCCAATCAAGTCACAGTGGCCATCTCATGCGACAGATAGAGAACCTCGATGCAAATTGCGAAAGAGTGTTTCTTGTTGTGCACGGTGATATCGCTAAGTACGTCTCAATCGCTAAGAAACAGGGCAGGAACGTCACATACTCCAAAGTCATGAATGAATTACTTGGTACGTTTGCAAGGATTACAGCAGACTTTGATTGTCATATTTACAGAGCCAAAGACTACAGCGAAGCG